TCCTTCGTCATTGGCGCAGTGAACGATAAAGCCGTGTCCTTCGAGGTGCCCACAATCGGCGGGGTGTTCCTCGCCGCAGACGCAGGGCAGTATCTCAAGATTGGTTTCGGGGTCGCGCGTCGTCATTTGTCAGTTCCTTTTTCTCAAGAGCATGATCGCTCGATAGAGCGCGCGCGTGGCGCGCCCCGTCGCGTGATCACTTGCCTTCGCTGGTGCCGTTCGGCCCGTTGTCGAGAGTGATCCCGAGCGCGAGCGCAGACGTTGCGAGCCCGATATACAGCGGGACTTTCTCGCTTCCGCTCACCCACGCGTGCCACTGCGCTGCAGTGCAGCCGAGAGCGTCAATCGCGTTCTGATCAGTGAAGCCCATCATTTCGCGCCATTGCTTAAGCGAATTCTTGTCAACTTGTGTCATGTCAGTTCCTTTCGGGGTTTACGCGGCTACTGCGAGAGTCGCGGTTCGGGTTTCAACGTAGGTTCGTTCGGTAGTGCTCGCCCCGATCAGATTGCAAAAGCCGTCAATCGAGACGTCTAGAGTCGCGGATTGCGCGACAACGGCAAAGTAGCGGATCGAGCGACCCATCCTCTGTGACGTGATTTCGATCCCGCACGCGCGCGCGCGGCTCGGGACGTGGCGCGAGCGCCCGCCCGTCACAGCTTGAATCTCGGCTTGCGTGACGCCTTCGGGGCGCAGCAACAACTCGCCGACTAAATGCGATTGCGTTCCGGGCTTTGCGCGATTGCGCGGCGCTTCGCTGCTAGCGCCAAAATTGATCCCGCGCGACGCGGCATCGATCATGCGCAGACAGAGCACGGTCCAATTGCGCGCGCGCGTCGCGTCTAGCGTCCCGCCGTGCTGGCGGAATTCGACGGTCCTGTGGCGCGCGTGCGCAGTCAGGTTCACTTTGAAATAGCGTTGCACGTGCGTATTGCAGCGCGCCGTGGCGACGCTGATCAATTCGTGCATCGTCTGCGCGCGATCGATCGCGGCAGGGCTCGCGCTAGTCATAGAGCGACAATAGAGATTGCTGTTGGCGCGGCGCGAGGTCGGCATCATGCCGTCGATTACGGACTCGTAAATCCCGTACAGCTTCGTGATCGATTTGAAAAACTGCAGCGGGCGATTGCCGACGCCGACATGAACATGCAAGCCGCACGTGCGATTGACGGTACACCCAAAGTCTGTGAGCGCTTCGCAAACTTGCTCTAGCTGATGCAAGCCCGCTTCGCCTCGCAGGATCGGACTAACGAATTCTGCGCCGCGCGCGTAGTCACCCAGCGACCCGTCTGTGACAACTTTCCACGTCGGGCGAAGGTGATGGTTGTAGCCTTCGAACGCGCACGGCTCGCCGATGCGACGCGCCACTGCAGCTGCAGCTTGCGCATGTGTCGTGCCGATCGGAAGGTAGCATTCCAATTCGACACCAAACCCATAATCGAGATGGGACACTTTGGTTCTCCCGGGCTTGAGTGCCCTTGAAGCGAAGCGATCGCGCTTCGATCAGTCACTAATCTATAGGGCATAATGTCCTATTGCAAGGATGGGCGCCGGATAAAATATCCTGCCCGTTCAATGGCTTAGGGCAGAAAAGCGGCTCGAAACGAGCGAAAAAAGCCTGCCCGTTCAATGGCTTAGGGCAGCACAAAAGCGAGCAAAATCAATGCAAAGAGGACGTCGACCCACCCCGACCAATCTGCGCGTGCTGCAGGGCAATCCGCAGCACCGACCGATGCCGCGAAATGAAATCGAGCCGTCGCGCGCGAGTGACACGCCCGAGCCGCCCGCGTACCTGAAAGGCTACGCCGTCGACGAATGGCGCGCCGTCGCGCGCGAGCTGCACCGCTGCGGCGTTCTGACTGTGATCGATACCGCAGTCCTCGCGGCGTATTGCCAAGCATACGGGCGTTGGCGTCTCGCCGAGGAAGCGCTGCAGCGCATGACCGACGGCGACAAGCTGATGAACGGTTTCATTATCAGGCGGCGCAACGGCGAAGCCGGGAGCAATCCCTTGGTTCGCGCCGCCCAGCGAGCGGCGACCGAAATGCTCCGCTTCGCCAGTGAATTCGGCATGACGCCGGTCGCGCGCGCCCGTATCGCCGCTGGCGTCCTCGGCGAGAACCCGCTTCCCAAATCTAAATTCGGCGATCTGCTCGCGTGATGAATGTCGATTGTTGGTGTAGACGCGTCGGCTGATCGCCGTCGGCCGCGAATCAAGCGGACGACGCGCGGGCGGGGTCGCGCAAAGGACGTCATCGATTTCATCCAGAACTTGACCATCCCGAGCGGGCACGGGCAGGGCAAGCCGTTCAAGCTCGATACTTGGGAAAAGGAATTCATTCGCGACATTTACGAGCCGCATCACGGCCTGCGGCGCGCGGTGCGGCGTGCGATCCTCTCGGTCGCGCGCAAGAACGGCAAGACCGCGCTGATCAGCGCCCTCGCACTCGCCCACCTGGCGGGCCCCGAGGCGATCCCCAACGGCGAAATCTACAGCGCGGCGAACGATCGCGATCAGGCGGGCATCGTGTTCAAATTCGCCAAGCAGCTCGTCGACCTCGAGCCCGAGCTGCGCAAGAAAATCACCATGATCCCGTCGACCAAGACGATGATCGGACGCAGCACCGGCTCGATCTATCGCGCGGTGTCGGCCGAAGCCGGAACCAAACACGGATACCTGCCGTCGGTCGTGATCTATGACGAGCTGGCGCAGGCGAAAAGCCGTGAACTCTATGACGTGCTCGATACCAGTTTTGGCGCCCGCGACGAGCCGCTGTTCATCGTCATCAGCACGCAGTCGAATGACCCGGAGCACATCCTTTCGAAGCTGATTGACGACGGGCTGTCGGGCGCCGATCCCAGCATCGTCTGCCACCTCTACGCTGCCGACGAAGGGTGCGACCTCGACGATGAGGCGCAATGGGCAAAAGCCAATCCGGCGCTCGGCTCGTTCCGCAACCGCGAGGATTTGGTCACGGCCATTCGCAAGGCCATCCGCCTGCCGGCCGAGGAGCCTAAGACTAGAAATCTGTTCCTCAACCAACGCGTCTCGCCCGTCTCGACGCTCATTTCGCGGGTCATGTGGAACGAATGTGCAGGACCGGCAAAACTGATCGATGGCGAGGAAGTCTATGGCGCCCTCGACCTATCGAGCGTCGACGATCTGACGGCGCTGATCGTCGGCTCCGTGACCGATCCCTGCCGCGTCCAGGCGTTCTTTTGGAAGCCCATCGAATGGCTGGCGGAACATAGCGCACGCGATTTCGGCGCCGGCAACCACCGATATGAGGAGTGGGTTTCGAGCGGCCATCTGCGCACGACACCCGGCAAGACCATCGACCACGAAGTGATCGCGACCTTCCTCGCCGAGCTGTCGACGCGGTTTCAGGTTCGCGGCCTCGCCTATGACCGATGGAGAATGCAGAACCTTTTGCGGGAGTTTGATCGCATCGGCCTCCAGGCCCACGAGGACGCAACGCAGGCGCCCGACGATCTGCATCGCCTGGTGAACCGCGCGCCGAAGGGCGACGGGCTCCGCATCGTTCCTTGGGGGCAGGGCTTCCGCGATATGGGCCCGGCGGTGGACGCGCTGATGAAGGCGCTCGACGAAAAGAAGCTGCAGCATCCAAATAATCCGGTGCTGAATTGGAACGTCGCCAACGCGGTCGCGGTGATGGACCCCGCCGGCTTCCGCAAAATCGACAAGAGCAAGGCCCGGTTTCGGATCGATGGCGCGGTGGCGCTCGCCATGCTCATGGGAATTCGAGCGCGCGACCGGATTACGAAGCCCATCGATATCGATGCTCTGATCGGATGATGGTCAAGCAGCTTGTCGAGGTGCTGGAGGGGGACGACGCGGTCTGGTTTTGGCTCGCAGTCGGCTTCGTCGTCCTGATGCTGGTGATGGTGGCGCTTTCCAACGGCGATTAGATGGTCAAGCAGCTGGTCAATAACGTGGTGGCGAGTCTGCGCGATCAGCCGTTCGCGCTGGCGCTGGTCGTCGTCAACCTCGCATTCTTGATCGGTTTCGCGTTCATGTTTAGCGAGATCGCGAATTCGATCGAGCGGAAGGACGCGCTTGTCGTCGAGTTGTTGCGGCAATGTGCGAAGTGAAAGAGTCGATCGGCTTGGTGCCGATCTTCAAACCAAAACGGAGAACTGAAAATGAGCGGTTTCCTAGCTTTCATCATTCCGATGTCGGGCGGCCCGGTTGATCCTGGGTTTGGCGTGCCCGGATGGCCTGCGCACCCGATCGCGCCCGGTGGTGAGCGTCCGACGCACCCGATCGCGCCCGGTGGTGAGCGTCCGACGCATCCGATCGCGCCCGGTGGCAAACCTCCCACCATCTGGCCGTCGCCAGGACATCCGGCGCATCCGATCGCACCCGGCGGTGAGCCGCCCGGCATCTGGGGCGGCGGCAACGAGCCGTTCCCCACACCGCCGATCGTGCTGCCTCCGGGGACGGAGAAGCCCCCGCCTGGCATCTGGTCCGAGCCTATTCTGCCGCCTGGAATCTGGCCGTCACCGGGACACCCGGCGCACCCCATCGCTCCGGGCGGCCAGCCGCCGAGCGAGCCGCCGCTTGGGTTCTGGGGCGGCGTCGCCCCGCCGCAAATCTGGGGCGATCCGATCATGCCAGCCGAACCGCCGCAGATTATCGATTGGTATGCCGGTTGGTCCGAAGATTCGGGCTGGGTCATCGTCGGTGTTCCGAACGTGCCGGCGCCGACGCCGTCGAAGAAGTAGCCGGATCAGGGGAGCGCAAAAGGAAGCGCTCCCCACTACTTTTGGGGAACAAGCAAATGCAGAACATCGGCCTGATCTTGTTGGTCTTCGCCTTCGTGATCGCGTGCATCGCGACCCGGATTCAGACTGTCGGAGTCTGGCATCTCGGCTGGCTTGCGATCGCCTTCTGGATCGCCAGCGAGGTGATCGGCGGCGTCGCACGCATCGTGCATTGAGAAACGGAGTCCCCCCATGAACGCGCTTGCCGAACCGTTCCGCGCGCGCGCCGAAGCGCGCGAGAGCCGCGAGCCGCTGTTGCCCGGCGGCAATCTTTTCTGGCGCGCTGCGACGGCGAAGGCGGTAGCGCACGCAACCCGGCGCCCGCCGGCCGAGGTCGCCGCTCGTCTCTGGCCGTCGGACAAGCTCGTCGCGATGATCCTGACCCGCGCGCCTTCGGCACCGGCGATGACAACCGTCGCCGGCTGGGCGGCAGAGCTGGTGCATAAGGTCATCAGGGACGGGCTGATCGGCATGGGCCCGGCCGCCGCTGGCGCCCAGCTGCTGCTGCAATCGCTGGTGCTCGCCTTCGACGGTGCCGGCCTGATCAGCGCGCCAGGCTTCGTTGCCGGTGCCGGCAATGCTGGCTTCGTCGCCGAGGGCGCGCCGATTCCGGTCCGTCAATTCGCGGCGACGGCGGCGCTTTTGCAGCCGCACAAGCTGGCATCGATCGGCGTCCTGACCCGCGAAATGATCGAGTCCTCTAATGCCGAATTCCTCGTGGGCGATGTGCTGATCCGATCGGCGGCATTGGCATTGGACGCCGTCCTTTTCGGCAGCGCTGCGGCCACGGCTGCCGCGCCGGCCGGCTTGCGCCTGGGCGTCACGGCGAGCACGCCGAGCGCCTCGACCGACTCGTTCGGAGCGTTTTTCGAGGATGTCGCCACGCTGATTAACGCGGTCGCTCCAGTCGCAGGCAACGGGCCGTTTATATTGATCGCCGCGCCGGGACGTGCCGCCGGGATGAATATGAGATTCGTGCGGGAATCCGAGAACGTCGTCATGCTTTCGAGCACGGCGGTCGGCGCCGATCTGGTCTGCGTTGCGCCGACGGCGCTCGTCTGCGCGCTCGATCCCGTCGCCGACATCGAGACAGCGACCGCAGGCGAGCTACACATGAACGACGCTCCCCTGCCGATCGTCAACGGCGGCGCGCCCGCCGCGCCGGCCCGCAGTCTTTTCCAGACCGAAAGCGTGGCGCTCAAAATGCGATGGCCCATGACCTGGGCATTGCGGGATGCGCGCGCCATCGCTTGGCTGACGCCGACTTGGAAATGAAACAAGTCTCCTCCTTCGTCGACGATTTGCCGGCCGGCGATGCCATCATCGCGCTCGAGGAAACCGAGCACGGTTGGCGCGGCCTGACGGCGAAAGGCGAGCTGCTCGACGTGCGCAGCCGCAACGGCCACAAGGCCGCTGTGCCGGATGGCGATGACGTCCTGATGGTGCATGGCAAGGTGCCGATCAGCCGCACTGCCATCAAGCGCGCGCCGATCCGCATTGACGACTACCTCGATCACTATGACAGCGCTGCGGCCTTCACGCGCGAGAATCGAAATGCGGAGGCGCTTGCCAACATCGAATTTGCGATGACGCTGGCGCCGACCCTCTTTGCCCGTTTCAACCGTGCGCTGATCCTGCTGGCGCTCGGCCGCTGGCGCGAAGGCTTTGCGGAATATCGTGACTGCGAAAAGCAGGCGCCGCTCACACGCCCGGCCGTCATCGAAGCACTCGCGGCGGGCGGCAAGTTGTGGGACGGCGAAGACCTCGCCGGCAAGCGATTGCTCCTGCTGCATGCGCATGGCTTCGGCGACACCATCATGATGCTGCGCTACGTGCCGCTCCTGAAGGCGATCGGCGCCGACGTGGTGCTGAAGGTGCCGGACGAGCTGCGCTCCCTCGCCGCGCAATGCGCGCCGGTCACCGACAAGCTGGAGGCCGATTTCGTCTGCCCGATCCTGCATGTGGCCGACATGCTTTCGGTCACGCCGGCGAACGTCGGCAACGTCGAACCGTATCTGCGCGTCGAGCCCGCAGCGGTCGCGGCCTGGCGCTCCCGGCTCGGACCAGGCCGGCACGTCGGCATCGCCTGGTCGACGAGCGCGCAACGCCCCGGCGACTATCCGCGCACGGTCCCGATCGAGCGCCTGGTCGCTGCGATCGGCGGCGATGCGAATTTGCATAGCGTGCAAAAACAGGGCGGGCTCGAAGCACTGAAGCTCGGCGTCCGCGTCCATCCGTTCGGCGATTTTGCCGACTGCGCCGCGCTGATGTTGGCGATGGACCGGATCATCAGCGTTGACACGGCGGCCGTGCATCTTGCCGGCGCGATCGGCCATCCACGAGTCGAGCTGCTGCTCGGACATTGGGCCAGCTGGCGGTGGCTCGCGCCCTGGTATCCGAACGTCAAGCTGCGCCGGCAAACGGCCAGCGATGATTGGGATAGCGCGCTCGCGCAGCTCGACCCCATCTGACCATCAATCAAAGTCGGAGGTTCCCATGCCTATCAGCCCAGGCAAGGACGAGACGCAATCGGATTGGATGGCGCGCTGCGTGCCCGAGATGATGGGCGAGAACGGCGGCACCAAACGACCACACGACCAAGCCGTCGCCGCCTGCACGACCATGTGGAACGACGCGCAAAAGGATGCGCTGGCAGCGCGGCGGCGCGACAACGGCGATACGCCCGAGCCCGACGAGGACGAAAGCCAAAACGATTTTATGGATCGCTGCGTGGATCAACTCACCGATGACGGTATGGACGATGACGATGCCCAGGACGCCTGTCAGGTGGCCTGGGAAGATCGCGCGGCCGGCGGCGTTCGGCACAAGACCCATGCGGAAGACGTTCACGGCATGGATTTTATACTCTCAGATGAGACAATCGACAGGATGGGCGACACGATCGCGAGCGATGGTTGGGACATCGAGGCGTTCAACAAAAACCCCATCGCGTTGTTTGGGCACAATCCAAATTTTCCGATCGGAAAATGGTCGAACCTTCGCGTCGAGAACAAGGGGCTGCGCGGCACATTGCAGATGGCGCCGGAAGGCACCTCCGATCGCATTGACGAAATTCGCAGGCTGATCGACGCCGGCATTCTCAAGGCCGTCAGCGTCGGTTTCCGCGACCTCGAAAGCGAGCCGATCGACAAGAAAAACCCATTCAGCGGCTATCGCTTTATCAGGCAGGAGTTGATCGAGACTTCGCTCGTGTCGGTTCCCGCCAACCCCAATGCGCTGGCAATCGCCAAGTCACTCAAAGTCTCCCCGCAGACCCTTGATCTCGTTTTCGCCAAGCAAGGCAAAAGAGGCGCGATCAGGCAACGCGGGTTCAATGGCAAGCACGCCGCAACATCTCGAACAGGAAAGGGCGGAGCTATGACGCTCGCTCAACGTATTATCGAAATGGAGGCGCAGCTTGTCGAAAAGCGCGACGCCTTGAAGGCCCATCTGGAACACGTCAACGACACCAATGTCAGCGACGCTGATCTGGAGGTGACGCAAAAGTTCAACGCCGACATCAAGCAGCTGGAACGGCAGCATGCCGCGCTCAAAGATTCCGAAGCGGCGCTCGGTGGCACCATCGACAACAACGGCACCGGCACCGGCACTCGCGCCAACGGCACCGGCAACGGCCGCGCGTTGGTGACGGTCGGCGAGCATCAACGCGGCAATACCGCGTTCACCCCGGCGGCGCGCAAGCAGAAAAAGGAGCTTGATCCGCTCGACTATCTGATCCGCGCCGCGACGGTCGGCTATTTCGTCAAGACGACCGGACGGCCGGCGGATGAGGTACGGCGGAAAATCTATGGCGACGATGAGGTGACGCAGGGCATTTGCGAGATTGTCCTGCGCGCCGCTTCCGCGCCCGCGATCACGACTGTTGTAGGATGGGCGGCTGAACTCGTTCAGCAAGTCTACACCGATTTTATGTCGCTCCTCATGCCCAAGGCACTGCTGCCTGGGATCGCCAGTCGCGGCCTCACACTGAATTTCGGGGCGGCGGGGCGCATCATCATCCCGACTCGCTCGCGCACGCCGACTATCGCCGGCTCGTTTGTTGGTGAAGGCATGGCGATCCCGGTGCGGCAGGGTGCGTTCACCTCGCAGACGCTAACCCCTAAGAAGGTGGCCGTGATCAGCGTCTGGTCCCGTGAGATGAATGACCACTCGATTCCTGCGATCGAAGGCCTCATTCGTGAAGCCGTGCAGGAAGATACGTCGGTGGCGATCGATAGCGTGCTGATCGACGCCAACCCGGCGACCGTCATTCGGCCGCCCGGTCTGCTGAATGGCATCACCGTGACGCCGCCGACCGCTGGCGGTGGCCTTCCTGCGCTGATCGGCGATATCAAGGCGCTGATCAGCGCGCTCGTCGTCGGTACATACGGCAACATCCGCGCGCCGGTGTGGCTGATGAACCCCGGCGACGTGCTCGCCGCCTCGCTGGCGAGCGCGCCGAATACCGGCATCTTCCCGTTCCGCGACGAAATCAAAGGCGGGACGCTCAACACGATTCCGTTCGTCGAATCCGCGACTGTCACACCCAAGGAAATGATCATCGTGGACGCCGCCGACTTTGTTGTTGTTGGTGGAGAAGCACCTCGTCTGGAGCTGAGTGACCAGGCCACCCTTCACATGGAGGACACGAATCCGCTGGACCTTGTTGGTCCCGGTTCGCCGGGTGTTGTTGCTGCTCCGCAGCGTTCGCTGTTCCAGACGGACAGCATCGCCCTTCGGATGGTGATGCCCTTGAATTGGGTTCAGAGACGCGCTGGAACGATCGCCTACACGACCGGCACCACTTGGAGCTGATGATTGATAGGTGAGGCGGCGAAAGCATATGGCGCGCGACCGCCGCCTCGCTGACAACGTACCGCAACCAAACCACAGGAGCCACGCATGGCAGACCAACTTCAATCCCAGCCCCACGACAACGAATTGGCCAAGCAGAGGCTTGCCGAGGATCGGAAGGCGACCGAGAAATCGAGAGAGGACTTCGTCGAGCGCACGAAAGGCAAGCCCACGCCCACGCAGGAGGAGAATGATCTTGCGGTGTGCGGGGCCCACTTCCATGAGCATGAGCCAGACGGCTCGGCCCCCGATCCGAATGTGACTGCGAACAAGCCGACCGAGCACAAGCAGATGGAGGCTAAGAGGCCAAGCAGCGGTGCCGGTTACGAGACGCGGCAGGCGACGCCGGCCCGGCACGCGCCGTCTTCGTCTTCGAGCTGACGCGAGAGAAATGAAGTGGGCGCTCTCGCTCTCGTTGCCAACGCATTGCGTACCGTTGCGCGTGCGGTCGAGGGCGCCCCTCGCCCGGGCCCTTATCAGCTGCCCATAAGTGGCGGCTGGCTGCCGGATGGTTCCTCGATCAACTTTTGGCAGCTGGGCCAGAACGTCCTGCCGTGGTCGAGCAGTTCGGCGGTGGTCGAGGCTTGCGTCTCCGCGTACAGCCAGACTGTTGCCATGTGTCCTGGGGACCATTGGCGACTCGACTCCAAAGGCGGTCGTGAGCGCGTCAAGAATTCAGCGCTCGCGCGCATCCTGCGTTATCCGAACGATTATCAATCGATCTCGGACTTCATGCTCAACCTGACTCGTATGCTCTACATGGACGGCAACGCTTATTGCCTCGGTCTTCGCAATGATCGTTTCGAAATCGCCGAACTCCATCTGATGGATTCGTACATCTCGCGCCCGCAGCTCGCCTATAACGGCGAGGTTTTCTATCGGCTGGCCGGCAATCAGATCATCGAGCGCCGGCTGAACAACGAACCGCTGGTCGTTCCGCAACGTGACGTGCTCCACGTGCGGCTGCACGCCGATCGCAGCCGGCGGTATCCGTTCCCAATGTGGGGGCAGACGCCCTTGTTGGCCGCGCTCGGCGACGTCGGCGTCAGCGAGGCGATCAATCAGCAGCAACTCAATTTCTATCTAAACCAAGCACGGCCGAGCGCGGTGCTTTCGACCGACCTTGTCCTCGACAAGGATCAGGTCCAGGCGCTGCGCGACCGCTGGGACGAGCAATCGAAGGGTCTGTCCGTCGGCAAGACGCCGATTCTGACGGCCGGATTGAAGGTCAATCCCTGGTCGGTTCACGGCAAGGATGCGCAGCTCGCGGAAGTGTTGAAGATTTCGGAGGAGCATATCGCGCTCGCCTTCCGCATCCCGATGCAAATCCTCGGGCTTCCCGTCCAGGGCGGCATGAATTCGACCGAAGCGCTGATGCAGTTCTGGATCGCGACCGGGCTTGGCTTCGCGCTCAATCATATCGAGGAAGCTTTCGGCTTCACGTTCGGCCTCAAGGGTCTGCCCGACGAGTATTGCGAGCTGGATACCGCCGTGTTGCTGCGCTCGGCGCAGAAGGAACGCATCGAAGCGCTTGCGCGCGGCGTCCAGGGCGGCATCTACGCGCCGAATGAGGCGCGCGCGCTCGAAGGATTGCCCAAAGCAAAATTTGGTGACGAGCCAAGGGTCCAGCAGCAAGTGGTCCCGCTCTCGGCCGCGAGCGCCATTCCCGCAGCGCCATCGCCGCACGCGCCGCCGCCTGCAGCTCCCGCCAAGCCGCCGGAGCTGGAGGCCAAGCCGCCCGAGCCCAAGGAGCCGCCGAAGGATTATTCCGATGCAGTCCAACGGGAATTGCGACGACTTATCGCCTCCAGCAGCCGAGCCCGGCGACGTTTTAATTGACGCGTGGCGCGAGGCGCTTGCTGGAGTTCTGGCCGAACAGCAACGGCAAGGCGAGCGCGCCATCGAGCTGATCGAAGCGCATGCGCGCGCCGAGATCGCCGAGCTGCGCGCCGAGGTCGTGATCTTGCGGCGCGATCTGGAGGCGGCTGTCGCTGCGCGCTTGTCGTCCGTGCGCGATGGCGCCGATGGCAAGCCCGGCGCCGATGGCCCGCAAGGCGCACGCGGCGAGCGCGGCGAGCGCGGAGAGATCGGCCCGACGGGCGGCGTCGGCGAGCGTGGCGAGCCTGGTCCGGCGGGTCCGGCTGGCGAGGTCGGCGAGCCTGGTCCGACGGGTCCGGGCGGCAACATCGGGCCGGCAGGCCCACCTGGCCCAGCCGGTGAACCCGGCAAAATCGGGCCGCCCGGCGAGCGTGGTACCCCCGGCGAGCGCGGGCCGGATGGCGTCGCGGGCGATCGCGGGGAGCCCGGGCCAATCGGTGAGCGCGGGGAGACAGGGCCAGAAGGGGCGCAGGGCGCCGCTGGCGAGCGCGGCGCGCCCGGGCCTGCTGGTGCAGCTGGTCCGCAAGGCGCGCAAGGTGAGCAGGGCGTGATCGGCCGCGATGGCCTCCCCGGGGAACGGGGCGAACCGGGTGGAGCTGGTCCCGCGGGGCCCGCCGGCGTCCGCGGGGAGCCCGGGCCGGCAGGAGCGCGCGGCGAGATCGGGCTCACGGGCGAGCGGGGCGAGGTCGGAGCGCTCGGACCGCAGGGTCCGCAGGGCGAACGCGGACTGCAGGGCCTCGAGGGCAAGCAGGGCCTCGAGGGCAAACCCGGCAAGTTGCCGCTCGCGAAGACCTGGGCCGAGGGCGTGCATTACGAAGGCGACGTCGTCACCCATTTCGGCGGGACGTACCAAGCGCTGCGCGACACCGGCCGCTCGCCCGGTGGCGACGATTGGATCGTCCTCGCAGCGCCAGGGCGCGCCGCGCGCTCGCCGAAGCCGTGCGGCACCTTCGATGCCGACGCGACCTATTGCGAGCTGGAGATCGTCGCGCTGAACGGCGGCTCGTTCATCGCGCTCAAGGACAATCCTGGTCCGTGCCCCGGCGAGGGCTGGCAATTGTTGACGCGCCAGGGCCAGCGCGGCGTCGCTGGGCCGCGTGGCGAGCGCGGCGAGCCCGGTGCGCGAGGCGAGCGCGGCGTGGCTGCGGTGGCGCCGAAGATCACCGGCTGGAAAGTCGATCGCGAGAAATACATCGCGACCCCGAAAATGTCGGACGGCAGTGACGGCCCGGCGCTGGAGCTGCGGGCGCTGTTCGAGCAATTCCAAGATGAAACGGCGTAGCAAATGGCCGATCGGATCATCACCGTCATCACGCCCGCGACCAGCTTCGACCTGATGACGCTGGAGGAGGCGAAGTTGCTTGCCGGCATGTCAACCACGGACACCACCGACGATGCCCAAATGCAGCTGTTCCTCGACATCAACAGCGCGACCGTCATGCGGATGTGCAATCGGATTTTTGCGAAAGAGGAAGTCCGCGAGGAGTGGCGCGAGCTGAACGGTGGCTGCCGAATTTTCCCGTCGCATTGGCCGATCCAGGCCGACGATATCGTGTCCGTCGAATCGCCGATCGGCACCGTCCTTGATCCGAGCGCCTACGAGCTGGAGGAGGAATCCGGCAAGGTCGAGCTGATGAGCGACGGCCTTGCCTGTCCCTGGATCGAGCCGGTCGCGATCCACTATACGGGCGGCTACGATCTTCCCGAC